GGCCAGCATGGAATAGGTCAAAGGTCCCACCTGTATAAACCAGGGTACTCATTCCCAGCCGTTCTCTCGCCTAATGGCTAGTGACCAAGAGCCGGCTGTGTAGTCATTGTTGATTAGCTTTGACTCGTAATACCTCTGATTGTTTACAAAGGTCTTAGCGTTCTTAGCTTCATACCCATCTTTTATTGTTGAGCTGTTGTCATGCCATTGTGGGATGTCAATTTTGCGAATGTCCACTCCGACAAACCCAGCTCGCCTCATGTAGTCATTGTCCTCGAAGTAAGCAGGGAATAAAGACTCATCAAACAGTCCAATCTCCCTAACAGCCTCATCTCCGAGAGCAAAGGCTTGCCAGTGGGGTGCCTCTTTTGTAAGCGTTATCTCATCCCTGCGAGCTTTAGACAACATCTTCAAAGCACCTGGTTCAAACTTGACATCGTTAGAAGCAATAAACCAGCGGTGGGCATAAGGGAATGACTTGATGCCTAAGTTCCAAGATCCAGCAACACCTAAGTTGGCTGGCATCCGTAGGTGTGTGACTTTGACAAAGTGATTACTGTATCTGAGATAGTCTGCCCCTCTGCCATTGTCAATAACCAGCAGGTGTTCAACTGGCACATCCACGCTGTCAAGCATCCGTTGGAGCAGATCGTATCTGTTTAGCACCGGCACTATAAGGTTCTCAAGCATTGGGCCTTCTCCTGTACCAATCGGCTGGCAATAATTCTAGGGCAAACCAATCTGGCAAGTGCGAGAGGTCCGGCAGTTCTCTGAAACCAGCACCCTCTAGGTTGTGCCCATAAGTCCAGCAGTGAGCTAGTTGATCCTCAAGCCCTGGTCTGTTGTATTCCTGGTGTGCAAAGCCTTTGACTTTTCTTATCAAGTAATCTAAGTCACCCATCGAGGTTAGGTGAAAGCCACCGTTGATGGTTGGGAATGAGTTTCTTGCCCATCGCATAGCATCTACATTTTGACCTTTGAAGTATTGCCACTCGCCGGTTAGTCCTGTCAACTCGTCAAAGTGATACCAGCGTAGGCTCATGTGATACTTGGGCATACGCCAAGAGTGCAGTGTGGGCTTTAGTTTCTCAATGTCCCAAAACTCATCGGTATCAAACAGGCAAACTGTGTCAGTGTCTGCCAAGCCCAAACCCTCTAAAGCTTTCCCAACATTGCGGCGTTGATGGTAGTCATTCTGCCAGGCATCGCCTGAGCCAAGGCTCTCAATCTTTACATAGTGAATCTTAGGCAGCCACTTACTAAAGGCCTCAAGGTTTTCCTCAAAGACATAGGGCTTGGGTTGCCCTGCGTATTGTTTGTTGCCCTCGATGATTACAAACTGGTCGGCTGGCAACACCTCAAACCTTGCCCTCATAAGGTCAATCTCGCCACCAAAAGTGACAGCATCAACAATCATGACCAAGTTCCTTTGTATTTCACTAGGTAATCATTCTCTAGCACTAGGTTGTTTCTCCCATGCTTTTCCTCTTGTCTTGTTGAGTTGCGATCTGTTAGCTCTGGGAATAGCACCTGTGGATTGCCAGACACCTCAACATAGCTTTTATGCCAGTCAATCTCATTCCGTATTGCTTCACGCTTGTCAGCTATCACTGGCACTCCAATCTGCTCGATAACCCAACTCTCGTAAACACCGGCATAGCATCCATAGAAGTATGGGTCAGCAGTAATGGCAACCGAGCCAGTTGTTGATTGAAGCAAGTCCCAAAACTTGTCATCCTTGATTACCCATGAGTCCTGTAAGAATAGGAATCTGTCAGACTTAGTGTTGGAGATTACCCAGCCAATTTTGGCAAGCTCAAAGCCAAAGCTAACAATGGCGATGTGTTCTCTAGTTATCGAGGCTGTGCAGTCTGCCAGCCATTGCTCTCTGCCTGGCGATGACCCGATAACAACTAGCACTTTACTTGAGAAGTTTCTTGAGCACCGGCATCCAGTTCTCTTTCCAAACCTTCTCATGGTCAAAGGCTTGGGCAAACTCGATGGCCTTGGCTGACTTGCCCTTGCCTCGCTTGTAGGCTTCCTCAAGAGCTGTATAGATCTCTGGCACCGATGGGATGCTAAAGAATGAGTGCTGTGCTGGATCGTAGAGTGGCTGACCATTGACAACCCAACCATCTCCAACAAGCTCAGGTGAGGCAGCAAAGTTGCTGACAATCACTGGGACACCACAGGCCTGAGCCTCTACAGTTGGGACACCAAAGCCTTCACCATAACTGGTGGCAAGCATGACATCCATCTGGCTATAGATACCTGCAAGTGTTTCTCTTGTCATGCCATAGCGGTAAGCAAGTGGGTCAGGAAAAGCTAGGTTGTCAATCGGGATGCCTAGCAACTGAGCTAGTGCCATAAGGTTCCAGCCATGCTGTGAGCTGGCATCGGTGTGAATGTAAAGGATGGCATCGGGGTACTTCCGGCAGAGCATAGCAAAGGCCATCATGTTTTCGCCAAAGGCTTTGCGGTGGATAATTCCAGAGGCTTTGTTGGCAGCGTTCATGCCGACAATAAACTCATCATCCTTGAAGCCCATAAACTCTTGAGCTGACATCTCACCGATTGTGTCTGTTGGCTTGAATACTTTGGTGTCAATACTGTGAGGGATGTAGTGGCCCTCGATACCTGCCTTGTTTATTTGGTCTAGCCCAAACTTGCTCATGGCTAGAGGTGTCACATTTTCTTTTTTTAGCCACTGCAAAACACCAGGTGGGACTGGGTTGTGATCTATTGGGGTCCAGCTCGCAATCGGGATACTGTCATAAGCCTTAGAGTTCAAGACCCAAACATCGTAAAGGGTAATCATCAAGTCTGGTTGTTTAGCGTTGACTGCCTTCCAGTGTTTATGATGAGCTGGTGCAACATCGTTGCTGTAAACTTCATTGCCTCTGGCGTACAGAGGTATGTCACCAAACTCAGTTCTAAAGGTTGAGTTGGTTCCCTCATGCCCATAGTTGCTTAGTGCTGCAACATCGGCACCTTCACGCTTTAGCAGATTGACAAGTGCCTCGGTAGCCTGTCCATAGCCAGTGGGCATCCCAGGCGAATTGCTGAGGACTGAGATAGTTGCGTTGAGTTTTTTATTCTTGGCTGGATTGCCTGATTTTCCCATTGGTAGGTTCTCCCTTTGTTGAGTTTTATCCTAGCAAAAGAAAGACCCCAAGCGAACCTACACGCTTGGGGTCTTTCAGCTTTTGTTAGCTAGGGTTTAGCTTGCTCCACCCTTGAAGAAACCAATGTGAGTTGCGTGGGTTAGTCCACCGTCAACTCTCATTAGGCCTCGGTAGGTGACTGTGTCAGTGTTGAAAGCGAAGTCTGCTGACTGGTCAACTCTCATGCCACCTGCAACTCGTACCTTAAATGATGGTAGGTGTCCGAACAAAACGCTTTTTGTTCCGGTGCCCACTGCGGCCACATTCGGATTTTCAAAAACATTGTAACCAAGCAAGGTTGCTGGCTGTCCTGGCACTGCTGAGTTGGTCCAGATGTAGTTACCTGCACCATCCTTTAGCTTACGAGCTGCTGCGATACCTGACTTGCTCATCTGGAAACCTAGACCTGGCAGTACGCGAGCACCGTCAGCGATTCCATAAACAAGGTCAATTAGGTTCTCGTATGAAGCTGCACCAGATACTCCGGTTCCACCAGTCACTACTGAGCCAGCGGCTGCAGATAGCTTTGTGGTTAGAACTTCGTTGACCTTTAGACCAAGTGAGGTTCCAAGCTGCTGTGCGATGTAGCTAGTGATGTTGAATCCAGCGTCAGAAACAAGTTCCTGTGCAACCTGAACTAGAGCACCGTACTTCTCAGCACCAAGTGTGATGGATGAGAATGTTGGGTTGGACTCAGAGATGGTTCCTGCTGCTGAAACTGAACCAGAGGTTGAGGTTGCGGTGACAGTTGGGATAACTAGGTTCTCACCAGAGGTTGTGTTGAAAATCTCAGAGGTAGTTAGCATTGGGCCAACTAGCTGTGCGATTTCAAATACCTGGTCATAGAAGCTCTGGCCAACAGTGTTAGCTGATGGTACGAGTGTGCGGTTCTCACGCATGAACTCATGTCCACGAGTTTCACCCATAGCGATTGAGCGAAGGATGTCAGCGTCAGAGTTTACTGGTGCTGAGGTTGGTGTGAATGAAGCAGCAGCCTCGGAAGCACGAGCTTCACGATCTGCGATAGAGCGAGCTGTTGCGATAGCTGTGTCGGCCTGGTCAATGTCAGCCTCGATACGAGCAATCTTCTGGTTTTCTTCTGCAGATAGGCCACGCTTTTCAGCCTCAGCAAAGTCAAGAACTTCTCTTGCCTGTGCGATGAGGTTGTTGCGAGCATCCATCTGCGACTTGATAAAGTCGGACATGATTCTCCTGTTGTTAGTTGATTAGGGGTTCCTGCGGTGCTGACACTCAACAGATACAGCGGTGCTTACACTCAGCCGTTGCTACAAGTTTACAAGCAGAAAAAAACCCCAGCTCAGGAAGGGGGCCGAGCTGGGGCTAAAAACTCTTTAGCGAGTTTCTATTGGACTGGTGACCCTAACTTCTTTGGCTGGGTTCACCGAGTTCTTGTTGTCTAGTTCCCAGACTGCCTGGGCTAGATCATCAGCTATGTCTTTAACTACACCGACTGATGGGTTGCCAGCGGTTGCAAGGATAGCTGCTTTGATTTCATCTTTGGTTGCCATGTTTAGATCCTTTTCAGTAGTAGGTCGAATTGTTTTTTCTTTAGGTCTAGCAAGTCAAGGCCATTGTCAATAACTTCCTCAACCTCTGGGCTTGCCTTTAGCTTGTTTACCACACCAGTGATTAGCTCAGCACTTGCCTGGTCTAGTTCCTCACCGGACTCTAGCTTTAGCAAAGCATCTGCAAGCTGGTCAGGGTTGATGGTTGGCTGTGAGCGAACTGTTGCGGTTGTTGACTCATAAGCTGGGAAGCTAACGATTGACACCTCAAACAGTCTGACTGAATCAAGGGTGCGAGTCTGACCATCTCTTGACCAAGTGTCTTTGATGACATTGAAACCAAAGCTCATAGAGTCAATTACTTTAGTGCGAAGTAGCTCGGCAACATCTTTTCCTCTGGAAGTCTGTGGCAAAGTAGCAGAAACCTTTAGACCATACTCATCCTCAGTCAAAGACATAGTGCCACCTCTCAGTGATGCAAGTGGCTCACCTGCGTCATGGTTCCAGAGTAGCTTTACTTCATTGCGAGATTGGAGAGAACGCTTGAAAGCACCAGGGGCAACATACTCGATGAAGCCACCAAGGTCTTGTGATGGGCTGTTGAAAACAGATGCATAGCCAGTAAAGGTCATACCATCGCCCTCAGCCCTAACTTCAAACTGAGTGCTGTT